TCAAGTTTGGAATTGATATTCCACTTTGGACTTGGGAATCGTTCCTCGATTTTACCCTTCCACTTTGGACTTGGGAACTGTTTATCCATTTTGGACTTGGGAAAGGTGATTCCACTTTTTACTAGAACAATAAATCACTTGATGTTTTAAATTCGTTTCTGTTGGTTGTTTCATAATTTGAAATTTTGGCATGATTTTCTCCATTCTTTTCTATAATAGAATTTTGTATTCTTGGCACAAATTTGTATTGCCATCCAAAGTTCGTCTATTCTGCCCACTAGTCGATTTTCATAATAAATCTGATACATAATTATTCCTTATGGTATTCACATACCATTTTTTTAAGTTCGTTTTTATTTTCTCTAGTCTGGGTAATTTCAGACAGTGCCATATCTTCCTTAGTTGCGCCACGATCTGGGCAGCTACACATTCCACGGCTATTACCGCCTAGATTAAAATTACAAGTGTAACAAGAATTTGGATTCATTTTATTTTTCCTTTTTGTTTTGGTTAATTTGCCATTCTGCAATTATTTGACAGGCAGGTAAAACTATCACAATCAAAACTATTAAATATATCTCAAAATCGTTCATTTTTAGCCCTTTCTAAGCTGTTTAAATGGTTTCAAGGGCTATGACAGCCATGACAGCCAAATAGCCCTTAAAACGTCGTTTTAGTCTGTTAGCGATTCAAGAATTTTTGTAACTTTATCAGACAGTGGTGCAATTCTATAAACACCATCTGTAATTTGAGATAAGACAGGAATAACCGATTCGCCATCGGTGGCAAGTGCTTGAATAATCATAGCCTGATCATTATTCAAATCATTTGATTTAAAGTCAATTAGCCACCATTTATAGCATTCAGAACCTAACCTAGTTTGTTGAACCTTTTTAATTCTCATTTTTTTACCCTTTCTTTTTGGTTGCGGCATGATTGCCTTTTTTACGTTTTTATTCGACAAAATTTTTCAATTTTTCAATTTCATCAATTGTTCCTACTACCCTGTAAATTTCGGTATCAAAATTACTATATTTTTTTTGCCCGCTTTCGGGTTTTGGCAAAATTGACATTACCTGATAAATATCGTCAGTTTGGAATAATGCAATCAATTTGCCGGTTTCTTCATAGTTGCGGGTTTCTTGGCTTATTTTTGTTTGTGGTGTCATTCTAATAAATTTATACATTTTTTACCCTTTCTTTTTGGTTGCGGCATGATTGCCTTTTTTACTATTCAAAAAAACCTTTAAAATTTAAAAACTTTTTAAAACAGTAAAAAAGGCTAGGGCAAAACTTCTACCCTAGCCTTTTCAGGTTTACAAGCTGGCTTTATAGGTCAGTCTTGCATATGATTTGAAAGTACAATTATCAGTAACGTCAAGCCCTTGTGAAAGCCTTGTCATTTCATGAGAAACCTTGCCAACTTTACCGGCACCTGTCAGGCCATTATAGCAAGCCACCACCTTACCAATAAAATTCTTTGTTGATTTTTCACTCATGGCCTTACTGGTACCGGCATAGATGCCATTTTCTGACATAAGCCTTTCGACGATATCAGACCGATTGTGGCCATCTTTAAGCATACCAACAACAACTATAAAACGTTGAAACCGGTCTGATACTTTTTGAGACCTGATGGTTTTTTCATTCACTTGCGAAACCGGGTTTTGTACGGCATACAACAATTTTTCTAGTTCGGGCATGATTAAACCTTTTACTAATGAATTTTTGTCAATGTTCAAAATAGCATCTACCAATTCGTTTTTTGTTAATTTTTTCATGGTTTTTTACCTTTCTTTTTTGGTTTTGGCAAAATTGCCGGTCTATCTTAGTTTGTTTAAAAGATCAAAAATTGTGATTAGTGCCGGGCTGTAAATGATTGTGATACCGATTATAAATATTATTATGAATTTCATGTTTTACCTCTTTTTTTGGTTTAGGCTATTTGCCCGTTGATTATATAGTAATGCACTACCCATGCCAATGGACTAAATAAATTAAAAATAAAGTTAAAATAAAAAATATATGTAATAATTACAATAACTTACAAGCAAAAATAAATTATTATGCCACAATGTAACACAATAGATAAAGAACAATAAATGACAATTTTTGTCATATAAAAAAGCTAATAAAAACAATAACTTACATGATATGAATACAAAAATAGTAAAATTATGTAATAATATCAATGGTTTATAAGCTGTACAAAAATTGGTAAGTTATAACAAAATAAAGCAAGTTATGCTTTTATATAGGTAAAAAATGTTACAATTTATGTAAAAAATGTTACAATTTAGGTAAAAAATGTATATAGTGCTATATATAGCCCGTATACAGCCATTAAATGACCTATAAGGCAATATTGATATACAGGTATTATGATTTGATAAACGGCGCTTAAATAGCCCTTAAATAGCCTGTAATGGCTATCTATAGCGTATAACCCTATAGGTAAAGGCTATGGCTTGATTGCCTGATATTATACCATAGTCAATAGGTATGATATAACCCTACTGATACAGTGTGATATAACAATATATACTATACTAAAACAGTATGATATAACCCTACTAATATGGTATGATATAACCCTACTAATATGGTATGATATAACCCTACTATTATGATAGGGATATAGCTATATATAGTCAATCATATAGTGATATATAGTTATATTTAGTTAATGAATACGATTCATTTAAATAGCCATATACGAACGATTGCATATACAACTATATATTAAATCGTTTATACGGCGTTATATATAGCTTTATACAGCCATATACAGCGTATGTATATGATAGTATTAGAAACTTTTATAACGTTAATACAAGAGAAATCGATGAAGAACCGCATAAACAAAGGCGCTTAGCCGCTGATTATTATATTATATAGGTCAATAGACTGTTTTATTTATTAAATGAATGCCATTCATTTTTTCGACTCCTTTTTTTGGACTAGGGGGGCCTACCTCCTTTAGGGAATCCAATTTTCAAATATTTCTTGTAGTACACACAGTACACAGCACACAGCGCACAGTGTACAGCGCGCACCCAACTATATAATTTTCAAATATTTCTTGTAGTATGCACAGGCACAGTGCGCATAGGAAATCCAATTTCCAAATATTTCTTGTAGTATGCCCAACTATCCAATTTCTAACCGTAATATCGTACACCCCAAAAAATTTTATTTTCACCATTGACTGTTATACAATTGTGTTTTATACTTCCCACCAAAAAGGAATGGAAACTATAAAGGAACCATAAAGGGAAACAAAGGATGGTAAGATTAGAAAAGAAACAAAGAGATACAATTAAAACGAATACTCTCCGGTTCAGTCTTAGAATATACAGCGAAGATTACCCCGAAGGCAAAGTCACATCAATGACTTTAAGAAAAAGCATTGTGATAATCTGGATTCTCTTTGGTACACGTAATTTTACCTTTGAAAAGAAAAAGGGACTACACGATAGAATAGAGGGAATTATAACAGACTTCATTTATGAGTCTTTGAATTCATGGCCTCATGCAGATGGAAAGGGACTCAGTGATTTTATATCAGACAAAATGTTCGAGGATCTTCTTGTTAAAAAAGATTACAGGAAATTTAAACAATTAATGGAGTCCATTTAGGAGATAGTGTTAAAAGTGTTACATATAGTGTTAAGTATAGGAAATTTGTGTATTCTTGGCTTCTTGATTATGTGTTTCATAATATGGATGCTTTTATTAGGGGTGGGAGATTGATTATATGCCATTAACGAGACAGAAAAAATTAAAGATCAAATATAAAGGTAAACGGAAGTTTAAAAAGCAGAAATGTAGTTATTACACTGATGGGAAAAGATGTAGACGAAATGCAGTAGGTAAAAGTACATTATGTGAAAAGCACGGAGGATTAAAATATGATCCTTCTTTGGCATTGACACCTATAGAGACAATGGAAGTAGTCAGTAGGTCTAAATTTAAGCCTGAATTACATCCCATTAAATATATTGAATTAAGTCGAGAAGGACTCTCTTCGGTGGAGATTGCAGCGGAGTTTGAGGTTGGGATGCCTACGTTGGAAAGATGGGCCGAAACATATCAGGAATTTATGACAGCCTTTGAGGTAGGTCAAGTTTTACATGAAGCTTGGTATTTGAAGACTGGTAAAGATGGATTAAAGCAAAGGGGATTCAATACTACTTTGTTTAAATTTTTGGCAGGAAATAAATTGGGATATTCTGATAAGATGGAAAGTAAGAATTTTAATTTAAATCAGAATGTTCATGGTGTATTGGTTGTCCCTGCAAAAGTATCTGAAGAAGAATGGGAGGCAAATTTTGACAAATCTTAGTTTATCGTCCAGGAGAAAAATGTCAGCAAGTGCGTTGGCAAGAAAAAATAAGCCTATGCATGATCCCGAGATTGTTAAGAAAAAAGTACAGACTTTTCATAAAAATTTTAATGCTGGTACACGGAAAAGATATAGGGATGCTGCGAAGAAAAGATGGAAAGATCCAGAGTATAGGATGAGGTTAATAAATTCACATTTGAAAAGATTTGAAAAAAATCCCGAGTTAAATTCAGAGTCCATTAAAGAAGCTCGTAGAATCAGCACATTACAACCCAGTTTACGTAAACGATCTAAAAGCAAAGAAAGACAGGAATCCAATACCCGATTGTTGCCAAAATTAGGAAAAGAGATCAAGATCAGACATATAGAGGAAGAGAGAGAAAATGATTACTGCGGAGTGGTAAGGGAATAATAATGGCAGCGATGATGAATGCGTTAAAAAAACGTAATGATATATGGAAACCTTATCCTGGTTCCCAAACACGTTTCCTCCAATGCCCCGTATGGGAAGTTTTGTTACATGGTCCAAGGGGTGGGGGTAAGACAGATGTCCTCTTAATGGATTATTTACAAGATGTTGGTACTGGTCTTGGTCCAGATTGGAGGGGGTTATTATTACGTGAAGCCACAACTGAATTAGAGGATGTAATTGCCAAGACTAAAAAATGGATTCCCCAAATATTTCCAAGTGCTAAATATAATGGTTCTAAAAAAGTATGGACTTTTGAAAAAGGGGAAACTTTAAAATTAAGTTATGCCCGTACCTTGGATGATTATTGGCAATATCATGGACATGAGTATCCTTGGATAGGGTGGGAAGAATTGACAAACTGGCCTTTTTCCGATCTTTATTTGCAAGTAATGTCCTGTAATCGTTCTTCTAACCCGGATGTGCCAAAAAAATATAGAGCTACGTGTAATCCCTCTGGTCCTGGAAATGGTTGGGTTAAAGAAAGGTTCATTGATAATGGTCCACAAGGAAAAATATTTACTGATAAACAAGGACAACGACGTACACATATTCAGAGTTTATTGACAGAGAATACCATTTTATTGAAAGCTGATCCTACATACCATGCAAAATTGATGGCATTGACTGAAGGCAATAAGATGTTACGTGATGCATGGATTCTTGGATCATGGGATTTAGTTATTGGTGGATTCTTTACAGATGTTTGGGATAAGAAAAAACAAGTTTTGGAGCCTTTTGAGATCCCAAAATCTTGGCGTCTGATCCGAAGTTTCGATTGGGGTTCGTCCAAACCGTGGGCAGTTACTTATGGAGTAGAAGCAAATGGTGAACAGCCTGTTGGAGAAGGTATTCCATATATCCCAAAAGGCTCAATGATCATTATTACTGAAATCTATGGCTGGACTGGAAAAGTAAATGAGGGGGATCAAGCAACTTCCCAAGAAATCGCTGAACGTGTAGTTGAAGTTGACAAAGCCCTATTTACGGAGTATGGTTTAAAATGCTATGTTGGTCCTGCTGATACTTCTATTTGGGAAGTGCGTGATGGATCATCAATTGGAAATAATTTAGCGATTCATGGATGTCATTGGACTAGAGCATACAAAGGTTCCGGTTCACGTATCGCAGGATGGGCATTAATTAGACAGATGTTGAACGCCTCAAAAAAGGGTACGTTAGAAACACCCCATTTATATTTTTTTGCAGCGGCCAGACATCATTTAAGGACTTTGCCAATGTTACAAAGGGATGCTAAAAAGCCAGAAGATGTGGATACGGATTTAGAGGATCATTGTGGAGATGCCCTCCGGTACTTGCTTTCAAGAAAAATGATGGCAATGACACGAAGAAAAGTTAATAATTAAATATAGGAGAATTTAAAAACATGGCGAGATTAACAGCAGCAGCACAGGATAAACAATGGCAAAGAGAGGATGATGCCAGAACTCTTGCAAGAGCAGAAGAAATTAAAAATAGTCCTGTTAGATTAAAAGGGGCTGTTAAAGAAGCAAACGTAATGGTACAAAGGGTGGAAAAGGAAGCAAAAGCTATGAAACGTGTTGCAGCCAAACCCGTGAAACCAGTGCCACGTAAATCCAAACCTGTTACACGAAGCAATAAAAAAACACCACTTACGAGATCAACTAGAAAACGAAAATAGGAGATTTAAAAATGGCTGATCAAAAAATTAACCCCTCAACAGTTGACACCGTCCATCCAGAGTATACAAAAACCAAAGCGTCTTGGTTACGTATGCGTGATTGTGTTGATGGTGAGGATGTTATTAAAAGTAAACGAGAAACTTATTTGCCTAGGCCATCGGGTATGAAAGGTGAATTTGCGGATGCTTATGATTCTTATATCGAACGGGCACATTTTCCATTGGTGTCCGCATATGCTTTGTCGGGGGCGTTGGGTATTGTTATAACAAAATTACCCGAATTTAATGTGCCAAAAGAACTTGCCTATATTTTGAAAACTGCTACTAAAGATGGATTAGGGATACAGGAGTTATTTTTAGATATCGTAATTGAAATATTTCAAACGGGTAGAGTTCCGTTACTTGTGGATGTTTTACCTGATAAAAATGAATTCCGATTTGTACAGTACAAAGCTGAAGAATTTATAAATTGGAAAACGGCAGTTGTTAAAGATGAAAAGAATTTAGTTCTTGGAGTTATGGTTGAAACTGTTCCTGTTTCAGATGATATTTTTTCTCATGAAACCGAAAATGTATATCGTGTATTATCTTTGGATGATAAGGATAATTATGTTTCAAAATTATACGATGGTGCAAATGAATTAGAAGAATTTTCAAAGATGCCAAAATTTATGGGTACTCCATCAAAAGAGATTCCATTATTTCTTGCTGGGTCTATAAATAACAGTTTTGATATGCAACCTATCCCATTAATATCTGTGGCAAACTGTTCAATACAGATTTATCGAAAAGAAGCGGATCTTGCAAATTCTGAATATCTTTCTTGTAATCCAACTTTGTGTGTTGTTGGAGCAACTACTGATTCTGATCTTCCTAATGTGGTGGGTTCCTCTGTTATGATCGTATTGCCAAACGAACAAGCTCGAATTTTCTATACCGAAACGGATACTGCGGCATTAAAACATGTATCGGATCATATTGAATCCCTATATGAAGAGGCTATTCGACATGGTGTGGCTATTTTAGATGCTCGTAAAGGTGTTGAAGCGGCTGAAGCATTACGAATACGTCAATCAACCCAATCAGCTTCAATTTATTCTGTCTATCTTGCTGCAATGAGTGCTTTAAGAGATGGTTTAAAATTAATGTGTCGATGGGCTGGTTATAATGAAGAGGAAGTCATCCTGGATGCTCCGTCTTCTCTTACTCAAGGGATACCAGATTCTAAAATTCTTAAAGAAGTTATTGAGGGATATAATCAGGGAGTTGTTCCACTTAATGTTATTCATCGTTATCTTATTTATTCAGGGTTACTTGATCAAACTATTGGTTTTGAGGAATATTTAGTTTTGCTTGAGGAAAATCAACCAGAGGGTCAACTAGAGGGAGAAACATCCATAACGGATAAAGATGGTAATATAATTACTGATAAAAAAACAGCTAAAAAAGCAGCTTCGGATAAGTCTATAAAAATATCTGAAGGTACTGAAGATCAAACATAACGGAATCCTGTGGGTTCCATAACTGAAATCCCGGGGATTTCATAATTAAGGAGATTTAAAATGCCAGATTTTACATTTATTGAGGACAAGGACATTCGTGAAAAAGTTGAAAACATGCACCAACTTGAGGTTGACGACTTAACGATTAATTTAACAAATAAAGCAAAAGCCGATCAAGAAGAATCGGAAAAAGGTTTGAAAGCCAAAAACGCTGAAATTTTGGATGAGAAAAAAGTTTTACAGGAAGCAGCGAAACTTTTTGATGGTATGGACCCAGAAGCAGCTAAAGAGGCTTTGGAATTTCATGAGAAAAATAAAGATACCGAATTCCTTAAAGATGGTACTATTGAAGATTTGATTGAAAAGAAAACATCGACTTTGAAATCCGATCATGAAGCTGCAATGACAGAATTGGGTGGTAAATTTGATGAAGCTTCCGCAAAAGGATCTTTATATCAAAATTTGTATGAATCAAAAGTTATTGATGATGGTATCCGGGCTGAAGCCATTAAAGCCGGTATCCGGGCGGAAGCCATTGAAGATGTTCTTATGCGTGGACGTGGTGTTTTCTCTCTTGATGATAAAAAACAAATTGAAGCAAGGGATAGTGAGGGCAAGCTTGCCAAGACAACAGATGATAAAGTCTTGACAACCAAAAACTGGATTGAAGGATTAAAAGAAACTTCCCCACATTACTGGCCTGGTTCGGAAGGTGCCGGAGCACAAGGTGGAGATCCTGGAAATGCAAGTGATTATACTGCAAAATTACAGGCTGCTGCTACTGCCGGTAATATGGTTGAGTATCGGCGTTTAAGATCGTTGAAAAAATAGTAGTTGACTTATTATTTTAACTGCTATACAGTTGGATTATTATAAATGGCGGCATTTTTGGGAAATGCTATTTTGAAGGTCTTGGGGGCCGGAAAACAATTAAAGGTTTTTATCGGCCCCTTCTCTTTTTTAAGGGGCAAAAAATTAATTCTTAAAAAGGAGAGAAAAAATGGCAAATATTTGGGAACATCCGAGTATTATAGCATCCGAAGCACTGATTCATCTTGAGGACGCACTTGTAATTGCGCCTCTTTGTGCAAAAGACAAAACAAGTGATTTCACCAATAAATCAAACGGTTGGAAAGTTGGTGATACGGTTTCTTTTAGAACTCATGGTGAATATGCGGTTGATGAATTTACAGATGCAATTTCCACTCAGGCAATCAGTTCATCCACTCGTCCCATGACGATTGAGAAACACTATGATATTTCAATTGAAATTACTGCAAGAGAACAGTCCCTGGATCTTGATTCTTTTGTTGATCAGGTTATTCGTCCAGCCACTTATAAATTGGCTGAAAAAGTTGATACCCATCTTGGTACAAAACTTCTGCAAGGCGCTGGTGGTTATTACAGCACTGCTTTGTTTGAAACTGCTGGTGATATTGCACAGGCAAGAAAAACTGCTATCCTTCAACAGTTAGCAATGAATCGTTTTTGCCTTGTTGATCTTGATCTTGAAGCTACTTTACTTGGTCAGACTTGGTTTAATCAGTCTCAGACACGTGGTGGAGATGGTGAAATTACATTAAGAAATGCCGAAATGGGTCGGGTAATGGGTATGGACTGGTATTCCAGCATTGCATTCCCAACTGAAGCTTCCGCTGAAACCAGAGGTACATATGTATCTACTACCGATAATTCTGCTGGAACAAAAAATCTTATTGGGGATAAAATACTGCTTACAGATGGTTGTGGTACGTCCACATTGACTCTTGTAGCTGGCGATAGAATTGTTATTGCTGGTGTTCGCAGACCCCTTATCAACACTCTTGTTTCCACTGATGCAGGATCTGCTACTGGAGATACAGTATTAGAACTTACTCTCCAAGATCCAATCACTGAAGTTATTCCTGATGGGGCTGCTGTTACTGTCCTTGCTTCCGGTAAAGACACTCAGCATCATGGGGTTATCATGGATGATCGTTCTCTTGCAATTGCATTTCCAATGCTTGATCTTCCTGAAGATCGTGTTGCGGCAACTGCATCCAATAACGGTGTCAGTATCCGTATTGTTAAAGGTTATGATCTATCTTCAAAGAAAACAACTATGTCTCTTGATTTACTTGTTGGTGCTTTTGCTCTCGATCCAAGACGTATTACTCTTGTTGGGGACAAAACTGCTTAATCGGTAAATGTTTCATTTGTTTTTAAATGGATAAAAAGGAGATTATGTTATGAAGGTTTATAATTTAGATGGTAAAGCCGTTACAGTAGACAAAGAACAGATGGAAATTGTTCTTGATGCTGGATGGTCTAAAACCAAACCAGAAGTAGAAACAGAGGAAGAAAAACAGGCAAAAATTGATGCGGACGATGCACAAGCTCTTGCTGATAAAGAAGCAGAGGAAGCAGAGGAAGCTCAAAAAATAGCTGATGATGCTCAAGCTCTTGCTGATAAAGAAGCAGAGGAAGCAAAAG